CTCTTTTAATGTTTGTTTAACCGCCTGTGGCAGTTGGATCAATCGTTCCAGAGAACTGATCCTCCCCTGGCTGCGGTATATTTCCAGTTCCGATGTTGCCACCGCCAGTACCTGTAACTCCAAGTTCTTGAGCTGTTTGAGGTACTCCTCCACCACTTCCCATTGATTGCGGTTGTTGACCAGTGGGTTGAGCTTCCTCGCCTGTATTTTGTCTAGCATTTTGCATTCCTATAATTTGAGCCATCATAGCTGCTTCATCAGGATCGTTAAGTATTTCATCAGGATCTAAATCTAAGCTGTAGGCTAGTTCACTTATTAATTTAGAAATCTTAACAAAAGGAGCAACTGCTGGGTTTTGTGCAGTTTGTAAGAACATAGTTAATCTTTGTGATCTTACTTCTTTCTGCATCAAACTGTTTGTTCCAGTAGCTTTGACTTCTAAATCGCCTTCGACATCCATATTCCCTTCAAAGAACTGCATGTTCCACTGAAAGTAAGCTTCCCCCAAAGGCTTCAATAGGAAATCATCTAAATTTTTAACAACTGTTTTAATATTTAAACTAGCAGCACCAAGTAACATTGACATGCCTGAAGCAGTTCTTGTCATACTTTGAACACCTGTTTGTCCATGTGAGTATGATGGTAGTCCTGTTTGTTCATCTGCAAGTTGTCTAAACTTGTCAAACATCATCATATTCTCATTAGATGTGTTTGGAAACTTTAATCCATGTATAGCTTGACCAGGCATCCCTGCTTGTCTACGAAATATCTTTCCGGGAAATACTTCCATTGATTGTCCACCAACAAGAGCAGATTCATCTACATCAAATACTACAGATCCAGATAGAGCTAAATTATCTATAGCCATTCTAGCGTGACCATTCATAACTTGCTGACTATCACTCATGTTTTCAGCTATTCCGATACCGAAGAAGTTATATGGGTTTCTTTCGTATGGAAAAGCGTGATAAGGAATACGATATGGAGTAAACGGATTTATTACTGCTCTTAATATTTTATTTCCAGATATCCAAGCATTAATTTGAACTTCGTCTAAATCGTCTACTTCTTCGTCTATTTCTATGCCAACTTCTCTAGCATATTCGACATCCATTAAACCCCAGTATTCTAAGACTTCAAAGTTTGTTTGATAGTCTTCTTCCCCTCTAGAATCATCTTTGAGAGCATACTCAAAATCCTTTTCAGTATAGTTTGCTCCCATCCTTAAACATTCTCTAATAGCATCTTCATCAAAGTAAGGCATATTTTTTAACTGCCTAAGTTGACTTCTATTCATTTTATGTCTATGGATGATATATTCACATTCTTCCATATTAGTTGCTGAAGGATCAGGATAGAAATCCCAACAACTTACAAATTCTATTCTAGGTACTCTAACTTCTAGAGGACTATATTCTCTTTCGCCTTCTTCGTTTATGCTCCATTTATTTAATTTTTTATTAAAGTTAAATGGGCCTTTAACAATACCAGTACCTAATAAAGCAGACTCTAGTAAAGCATTTCTTATTTCAGAAGAACCATTAGATTCCTCTATCTGATCATGGATAAGTTTTTCCATTCGTCTTGCTGCTTTTTGTGCAGGAGACATTTCAGGTACTTGTGGGTTAGGAGAAAGACCATCTGTTAAAAGTCCTTCTTCTTCTGCTTCATCTACAGGAGGAGGAGCATAAAATCCATCTCCAAAAGTACTGCCAGGTTTTAAAACTCTTCCATCTCCTACATATCCAACATCATAAGGATTTTCTTGAGGAGGATCTTCTAGTCTATTTCCTATGTTATCTGGTTGCTCTATATTTGGATTAGGATTATTTATATCTAGATAGGCATTTTCTTTTTCACCTTCTGGTAGAATAGTTTCGCTAATTCCTATAGGAAACTTTCCAGTTCCAAACATTACATCTACTAATTGTCCAAAGGCTGCAAGTACTTTTGTTTTTGTAACTTTTACAAATACTCTAGATTTTTCAGACTCTCTAAATTTAATATTTTTACTGTAAAGACCTCTGTAGTTTTGATAAGAGTCTAACCATCTTCTTTCGTCTAACTGTCTTGCATCTTCTGCAGTTTGAAACCTGTCTTTAATTAAACCTACTAAACTACTTTGTTGGTTTTCTTCTAATACTAAATTTTTACCTACTTCACCGTCAACATCTTCATAAATGTAATCAGCGTTTAAAAATGTGTTTTCGTTGTCTGCCATGTATTAATATCCAAATGTTGAGTCTGCTGGTCTATATATTTCTTTTTTTAAATTTCTTATTCTTTCATACGGATTAGCTATTCGAGGTCTGCTCATAATCATATATCGCAAAGCATCGTAAGCATGATCCGAAGCATGAGTATCTACATCTTCTGGATTTGTTTTAGACAACGGAATACTTTGAAGTTCTCTTATTAAGTTTGGGCAACTACTAAATATTTGTAATTTAGGTCTACCACTTTCTTGAACTTTTAAATATTCATGTATCTGAATTTTTCCTTGTACTCTATTCTTATCTGCCCTTCTTAGTTTATGTCCAGCTCTTACTAAAGCTTCTCCAACTGTAGGGCCTGTTGTTCCTGTTTTAGACCATGCTGCTGTATCTAAAACTCCTGCAACAGAAAAAGGATCTTCAAGCTCCCTTTCTGTTATTATACGTCCTAAATCTTCCCCTGTCAAGCCTTTTCTATACAATTCTCTATAAATTATTAAAGTTCCATCATTAATATCTAGTGTTCCCCATAAACAACAAGACTCAGAAGCATACCCATAGTCTATTCCCTTTATTCTTTCCCAACCTATAGGTATTTCAAAAGGTGTTATAATATGTACTTTTGGATCAAACTCTGTAAAGGCTGCTCCTTCTGAAACATCCCAGTTACCTTCTAGTAATTGTCTTCTTTGAGTAGGAGGCAATGAGTTAAGCATTTGTTCATAAACACCATCCTCTGCTAAATAAGGATTATCTGCTAGTTTTGCAGGTATAAATTTTCTAGTTAATCCATCTGTTCCTTTAAAACTTTTGTTATGAGGAGAAGGATCTATGTATCTTCTTTTAACCCAAGAAGAACCTACACCACCAGGGTTAGCAGTACAACGTAAATAAGTTTGTATATCAGAGTCAGTAGTACGAAGTCGAGAAGCAAGATAGTTCCAACTAAACTCTGTAGGTAAGTGTGTTATTTCATCAAAACCAATCCAACTATATGCTTGACCTTGATAACGATATACATCTGCATCGCGTTCAAGAAAGCCAAACTCTACTTTTGCACCACTTGGAAAGTTCCAAAGCTTTTCAACTTCACGAAACTTAGCACCGGGAAAAGCTAGTGGATATAACTCACGCGATTTATCTATCATTTCGCGTAGTTCTGGCATAGAACGTCTAAGAATTAAAGCACGGTGCGCTTTTTTGTGTGCGTAACGCAGTGGATCAACTAACATTGCATAGCTTTTACCACCCCCTGCTGCACCACCATAAAGAACATCTTTTTCTGAAGCTGCAAGAAAGTCTGTTTGTGGGCCTTCGTTAGGATGAAAGATAACGTGAGAGTTTTTTATAGTTTCTTGTATAGAACTGGTAGTACTTTTTAGCTCTTCTTCAGAAATTACTCTAGATTGTTTGCTTTCAGGAGGAGCTGTAACTTTTTTTAACAGTTCTTTTTCTTTTTTTAATCTTTCTTTTTTATTATGAATACGCTGTTCAGCTTTTTTAAGTTCTTTTTGTTGTTTAGCAAGAGCTAATTTTCTTTTATGCTTTGCAGAATAGTTATAACTCTTTTTAGTTCCTGAAGTATTCTTTGGTCTACCACTTTTTTTACGCGGTTTGCCATTTTTATTTAAAACAAACTCACCATTAGTATCTGTAACATACTCTTCAGGAAATATTAACCATAAATCTTTATCTAAATAAGACTTTAAAGCTACATGACTAATCTTTCGTCCAGTTTTTTCAGACAAAAGTACAGCTGCTTCTCTTAAAGAAGCTTGTTTATTGTAAATAGAGTGTAAAGTTTTATTAAGTTCTTCTAGTTGAGAAGATATAGGCGCAAGATAGCCTTGGATATTACTTAATTTATACCCAAAAGGAATAGTAACACTTTTTTTCTTAATATATCCTTTAGGTATGTCTGACATATTATACTATTTCATAAAAGGTAGTTTAGAAACTAAAGATTTGTATAGTTCTGGGTTTTGTCTTTTAATTATAACAACTGCAACAACAGCTATAAAACCACCAATAAGTAGAAAATCCATAATTATTCCTCCGTTATAGTTACATCTTCAAAATCAGCATCTATAATTTGCTTTTCAGGCAATATAAAGATACCTCCTGAGACATTATGATTAACATCTATCTTTTCCTTTTTAGTTACACCTACTCTATCAAGGATAGTTTGTGCTGCTTGTACTTTAATATTAGCTTGAGGTACAGAATGATCTGTAGACATAACTTCTATTAACTTAAAAGCAGCTGCAGGAGCTTCCCTTGCTAGTACATCTGAGGCTAAATCCACTATTTCTTGTCTAAGAGATTTAATAATTTGATAGTGATTTCCTGAGTATCCTGCAAGTTCCGCTGCAAGTTTTAAATCTCCTCTTGTTTCTATTAAGTTTTCAAGAAAAGATTGTTGTTTTTCTGTAAGATTTCTTTTTGAGGCAGGTAAATTAGACATAACATATATTATAGGAACATTTTAAACAGTTTGTCAAGTAATTTATTTCACTAGGCCTTGACAAATGTGAAATTTTACTGTAAAATATTCTTATGCCCCCCGGGGTTGCATAGTATATATAGTACTATATAACTTTATAAAGTTCTTTTGTGCGCGATTCACTATCTATGGGGTTCTTCTTAACACTTTAAAGTTCTGTGAAATGTAGAATCATGTGCATATATATACCCAGGGGGGTGGGTGACTCCTGCCTCGCCCTTTAAAGACTCGCGAGTTACTTTAAAGAACCCCTCAAGCTTTTAATAGAAAATTTTTTATAGAACTTTATAGTTCTTCATAGTCTAAAAAGTTTTTTATTTGCGCATTAAAGAGACTTCACAGTATTTGAGAGCGTCTTTTGAGAAATTAACGAGTCCTTAGAAGAACTTTTGAGTCTTTAGAATAACCCCCCAACACTTCACAGAACTTCATAAACTTCATAAATCTCAAATAGATGGGCGATTATCTCTTATAGTCTTAGTGTTATTGATGAATATATCTCTAAATAGCTCTGTAATGCTCGCTACAAAGAGATAAATTAAAACTAATACCTAACCATAGGATAAAAAAAAAAGACTCCGTATCTCTACAGAGTCTTTTAATTTTTACTGGATAAATTTTTAGATATCAGTCTTTAATATTTGTTGTTCTTCCAACAATTCAGCTTCTCTCAATTTAAGAATGTGTATCCATCTAAAATCAATCTTATCTTTTAATGTTTCTTCTTTGAGATACTTTTTAATATCTAATAGTTCTTTTTCTATATCTTCTAATGTTTTTATGTATGTATTCATGAGAATATTTTCCTTTAGTTAAATTGTCTTTCATATACCCAACGTTCTATGAATTATTTTGTGACAAAAAAAAAGACTCTAAAATTTTTATAGAGTCTTTTTAGTTTTACTGGATAAATTTTTTATAGTTCTTTTAAATATCTATTTTCACAATAGAATAGGTCATAATAATCTTGCGCCATTGATTCTATAATTTCATCACAAATATCATGACTGTAATTATAGAAATCTTTATCATTATATTTTAGTAAATCATTCCATGCCCAATCAACGCATTTGTCCCATTCTTTAGTTTTTTTATAGTCTTTATTTTCCATGTTTATTTACCTTTTAATTGTTGCCGCGCACCATTCAAGGCGACCTTTTAAGATTGATTTTATTGCTTTACATTTAAGAGAATAATTTTTTCTGCTCACTTCACACCTAACCCCACCATTTTTAAAATTGTAAAACTTCCAATACATTCTTTTTAATCTATTAGTATCTATTGTTCGATAGCATTCAATAGTATCTTCATAAAGTTCGTCCCACCCATGAATTGTAGTTCCCATTATTTTATTTATTTGCATGTTTTATCACCTTTTTATTTTGTTAATATTTTTGTTGTTACACTAGATGAACGAATGAATGTTTATTTTGTGACAAAAAAAAAGACCCCATATTTCTATAGAGTCTTTTTAATCCTTTTTAAGTTAGTTTAAATAAACAATAAATCAATCATTATTGCGGTGGCTATTAAATAAGGGATTAGTTCAATGCTAGCCATAAACTAACACCCATAATAAACAAGTTAAAAACCCAGCAAAAAAACAAAATAAATTTCTATAAAAATTTAATTTACTTTGTAAAATATCGAATGGAGTTTTTAAATATTTTACTGTTTTTCTTTTAGAATAATCCATCATTTTGAACCCTCCAAAAGTGCTGTCAATTCCGCAAGCTTAGATTCAAGATTAGCAATCTTATCTTCTTGCTCTTTAGCTCTTTTAACAGTGACGCTCATTTTTTTAGGTTTCTTTTGGGGCGTCATTTTTTTAACTCGCGCCACGAATGTTTTATTTTCTTCAATTGGAAACAAAGACCAATCGTTCATCTCTTTACAAGTCTTTTGAATGGCAAGTATTTCTTTTGTGCCTTTCTCAAGTAGCGTTGCAAATTGTTTCAATGCGCCCTCAACTTGAGTAAGTGTTTTATCGTCCTTGTTATATTTCAATCCTAAACCCATTAAAACGCTTGCTTTTGTGTCTCTATAAGACTTCTTAGCCTTTTCAACATCACCTTTGGCTCTCTTCATATTAAAACCATAAGCAATTGAATTAACTGCCTTGTAAATGTTGCTAACTTGATTACCTTTATAAACTATCGTTTTTTTATTGTTATCTTTCATGATTGAAAGTACTCCTTTTAAATTGCGGATAATTCCGCGTTGGTTGTCACAATTGACAGAACCATATCTACATCACGAAATTTTTCGTGTCAACAAAAATTTTTTTTATTTAATTAATTAAATGTTTTTACCCCCTTAAAAAAATATTTTTTATTGCTCAAAAATTAACCAACTTTAACAAATTTATGCCAGTTTTTTGGCGGTGCTTAAATTAACTAAATGCCAGGAATCCTACAACACCATGAGGAGCTTTAAAATATTTCCACTGATCTTTATAATACCTGGCCCTGATTTAAATGTTGTCTAGTTACATAGGAGTTTGACAGAAATTTTGGGTTGTGGATATACTGTCTCCACAGATTAGCCAAGTGGCTATGAAGTACTCTACAGAGCTATACAGTTTCTTTATTGTTATCTTTACTGTTATCTTTGTAGAGTTATAACTATAGGTGGTTGGATACCTAAACCAACACACTGTTTGATAGTTCCAGTGATAAAGGAGGAACAAACTATCGGTAGTTTTTAGTTATCTGCTCAACCAAAAACTATCAAGCAGTTGGTAGTCTGCTATAAAAAACTACCAGTCTGAATTTTAGCATCATGCATGACAGTGATGTGGTTTAGCCGACTTAAAACTGCTATAACCCAACTCAGCAGTTGGTAGTCTGCTTTATCAAAACTACCCCCCATTACTTAGGAGTTTGACAGAGATTTCTGCATGGTGCTACCATGTTCTGTGAAACCAACACACAACCATTTGTAACTGAGGAGATTACATATGTCATACAAAATTTTAGCACAACCCAATTCTAATCCCAAAGTAAAGAAGGGTAACACTAAAGATAGTGATTACATTACAACTATCGTCCACCTTAGACCTGTATCAACTAGCATATGTCCTTATCAAAATATAGCTAAATGTAAGGAGGCCTGTTTAAATACTGCAGGTTTAGGAGGAGTCTATCCAAGTATTCAAAAGTCTAGACAAGCTAAGACAGATTTGTTTTTGAATGATAGAGAAACTTTTATGACTATGCTTTACAAAGACATAGAAAAGTTTGTAAGATTCTGTGAAAAGAAAAACAAGAAACCTGCAATCAGATTAAACGGCACATCAGATATTCAATGGGAGACTATTAAGCATGAAGGTGTGACCGCCTTTGAAAAGTTTCCTCAAGTTCAGTTCTATGACTACACTAAAATTCCAACAAGGAAAATATCTCACATACCTAACTATCATTTAACTTGGTCTTACTCAGAAGCCAATCAAAAGTATGCAAACTATTTTGATAAACTTAAATACAACATTGCTGTTGTCTTTAACAGCAAGACACTACCACCTATGTTTAAAGGGTTACGAGTCATTGACGGAGATAAAACTGACATGAGATTTCTTGATGGTAATAAGCGTGTTGTAGTAGGACTGAGAGCAAAGGGTAAAGCTAAGACAGATACAAGTGGCTTTGTAATTAACTGGAGGTAAATATGTTAAAACCAAAATATATTGAAGCTATATATTCACAAGCAATTCAATTTGATTTAGAAAAGTTAAAAATAAATTGGGATGATGTCGATGATTATTGGGTAAAGTATGGAACGCTTTATGTTTTATATAAAGATAAAAGCAGTAAAGAATATGAGCATACTTACGAACCTGATATGGATAAACATCCAGAATCTACAGGTGTTTATGACAAAGATTGGTTTGAAATTAGAGGGAATACATTATGATGAGAGACGATTGTTATAACTGCAAAAAACCTTTAAACAAATACAAAGGTTATTATGTTGTTGCTGATTGGGAGTATTCTTGCTCTACAAAATGTACTAAACAGATGTTAAGTAAAGAGGAATATGAACAAGGAAAAAAAGAATGGAAAGAAAACGGAGACAGCGACATTTTTTATTGGACTGATTGGAATTAGTGTTGCCTTAAATGTAGAAGAAGAGGGTAAAAAATAACTCCCTGATAGAGCAACTACACAAAGGAACACTTTATTTTTAATAAGCAAGAGGAGTAAGCTATGCAATTTAAAGACGCAGTAGAAATTGTACACCCTGACAAGTTTGATTCTTGGTGGAAAAGTATTGATAAAGACCAGTCATACATAGATGAATGTGTACAGAAACAGCAACAAGAAGAGGAAGAGAAACAAGGAGAGGAAGATGGAAAGAGTATATGAAGCAACATTTGAAGTAGTTGTATCTGTGATTGCAGAGTCAGAACAACAAGCAAAAGATATTGCTGTTGATGAAGTAACTAAAGGAAAGTTTGACGAAGATGCAGAGTTTGATAGAGCAAAGTTTATAACGATAGAAGAATATACAAGCGAAGTTCCTTATAGTTTTAAAAGTATGATAGACGAGCCACAAGCTAAAGATGATATTGCAATGTCACTAATAGACTAAGGAGATACTATGAACATATTTTATTTTTATGATTGTCCAATTAAATCAGCACAAGCACAACCTGACAAGATGTTAGTTAAGATGCCATTGGAAACAGCACAGATGTTATGTACAGCACACAGAGAGTTAGACGGAGACGAGTATGCAGATAAGGTAGGTTTATACAAGCGAGCATATTGGAATCACCCTTGTACTGTATGGGCTAGAGAAGCTTATGCTAATTATAGATGGTTGTATAAACACTTCATTGCACTAGGAAAAGAATATACATATCGTTATGGTAAAGAACATGCTAGTGTAACTAAACTTAAAGATGCTTTAGAGTATGTTCCTTCAAATATTAAAGGTTCGTATTTAATGAATCAAAAACTAAAGACACCTATAAAACAATGTATGCCAGACCAGTACAAGAATGACAATCCTATCAAAGCATATCGTGACTACTGTATCAATGAGAAACACTATGCTAAGTGGGAGAAGGGCAGAGATAAACCTAAGTGGTGGGTGAAGGAGGTGACTGATGAAAACATTTAAAATAATTTACGAAGATGATGACGTTTTGAGTGAAGGTGATTTTGCTCAATTAGAGGAATTAAAAGAGCATGTAGAGGAGATTTCTGATGAAAGCAAAACCAACTAAAGGTCAAAAGATATTAGTGCATTATGGGTATGACGACAAGACGTGGTATCATGCAGAAGTCAGGAGTTTGTTGAGCATACAGTTTACTGCAGAGCTTGACTACAAAGATGAAAAGAGAATTAATTTTTATATGTATAACGACAACAACATAACTTGGAAGGAGATAGAATGAAACTTAAAAAACTTTTAGAAATAAATCAAATGTGTGAAGAAAGAAAAGCACCTTTTGATATACAGGAATCTTTTGAGTATGAATCATCAAAGGGGAAAAATATAAACATTCTTGACATGGATATTGTTCATTTTGTTAGAGCATTTAAAGTACTTGCAAGAGATAAAAAAACTTTAAAGCAAGAACTAGGACGCAAAAGCGACAAAGAACTGTATTGGATTTCAAATAGATTAAACGGATTAGCTAAAGAACTAACGGAGTATATAGATGTCTAAATTAAAAGAATACAGAGTAGAAAGAAGAGTTTTATGTGTAGAAGAATGTATTGTCAAAGCTGAGTCTTGGGAAGATGCTGAAGAAAAAGCTATTGACGAAAGTTATTGGGAATTTGTATATGATGAAACAGAAATATATTCAGAGGAGATGATAAAATGACAGAGCGTAAATTACCTTTTGATTGCAGAGTAATAGATACAAAACCTGTTGAAGTAGCCAATAGATTTAATGGGGATAAAATAACTATACCGCCTGATGCTGTTGCAGTTTATGATGCCATTATGGGTGCTGAACTTTTTAATGATTACGATACAATGCGGAAGGGTTTGGATTGGTTTATTAAACACGAACCTGATGCTTACATGATACTATTAGACTAAGGAGATTGACATGAAAATACACGAACTAAGAACTGAAATTTATAACTCAAACTTTTCTATTGATGATTACAACGGATTGATTGATTTGATTCACGATACAATGACATTAAATGCTAAAGCAAGAATTAATGTTGGTGATGATGTATGGGTTGTTCAAAAAACTAAACGATCAAAAGGAGTTGTTACTAAACTTGCAATTAAAAAAGCAGTTGTTGATATAGAAAACGAAGGAAGTTACAGAGTACCCTTTTCAATGTTGGAGGTGAGATAATATGAAACCAATAAATGTATTCTCATTATTTGATGGTATGTCTTGCGGTCAGTTGGCATTAAAAAAAGCAGGAGTACCAATAGGTATTTATCATGCTAGTGAGATTGATAAATGGGCAATCAAAGTAACTAAAAAGAACTTTCCATTCACCATACAAATGGGAGACATAACTAAACTTGAAGATGCTAGATTAGAAGTTATCAGAAAAGAAATAGGAATTGATTTAGTTATGGGTGGCTCACCTTGTCAAGGATTTAGTTTTGCAGGAAAGAATCTAAACTTTGAAGACCCAAGAAGTAAACTGTTCTTTGAATTTGTTAGAGTCTTAAAAATACTTAAGCCTAAATATTTCCTACTTGAAAATGTCCGAATGAAAAAAGAATCTCAGGACATTATCAGTGAGTACATGGGGATTGAGCCAACAGTAATTAATTCAAATTTAGTTAGCGCACAGAATCGTCACAGACTTTATTGGACTAACATTCCTTTTGATATGCCAGAAGATAAAGGTTTGATACTTGCTGATGTGTTAGAGCCTTTAGAAGACCTCGATCCTAAGTATCTAGCAGGAGATAAACTCTTGAAAAATTACACAGGAGGAAACCAATTAAATCCTAATTACAAGAGCCAAGCCAATACTATACACGACATTACAAAACCAGGCCCTACTGTATGTGCAGGAACTCATGGCTACGCTAATGGATATATTTCAGGCGGTGCTATTCGTGGTCGCTATGACAAAGACGGAAAGATTAAACAACAGTTAGAACTTAGACTTGACAATAAAACTAACTCACTTACCACAGTTCAAAAAGATAATGTGGTTGTTACTAGATGTATTCAAGTAGGCGAAGCAGATTTAAAAGGACACGATATACTCAAAAGAGTTTATAGTCCTCAAGGAAAAGCACCAACACTTAATACAATGGGTGGAGGTAACAGAGAACCTAAAGTAGTTATAAGAAAGAAATCTAAAACAGTCAGGTCAGGAGGTAGAGGTTCTTATGATAGGCACGAATGGGATAGTGTAGATAATTTACATTGGAGAAAACTAACACCTCTTGAGTGTGAGAGATTACAGACTGTTCCTGATAACTATACTAATCATGTATCAGATACTCAGAGGTACAAGATGTTAGGCAATGGGTGGACTGTAGATGTGGTCGCTCATATTTTAAAAGGTATAAGACACAAAGAAGAAGGTTTAGAGATGATAAACAAATGGACTAAATATGGAGTTGCTCTATGACTAAAAAAGAACTAGAAGAAATAAAAAATTTGGTAGATGATTTGGGTTGGGAATACCAATGTATGACATCAAGTGGGAGAGAGACATATAAAAAATTATGTCTTAAACTTGGTTGGAAGTTTGAGTGGGATGATGAGGAAGATTAATCTATGAATAGTGTAAAACAATGCTTGGAGTGTAGTCATAGTTTTATTGAACTTGATATATGTTACGTCTGTAAAAGCGATAAAGTATTTCCTAAATATCTCATGCCTAATCCAATGTATAAAAAATTAAATAAAAAAATAAAAGTAATAAGGAAAAAATATGCCAATTAAATTAAGACCTAGTAGTAAAAGCTACGATAGACAAACTAAAAAAACAACAGTTAAACATTATTACATCAAAAGTATTTCTAATAGTGAGCTTTTAAGTCTTTATAATGAGGAGAGAACTAAACCTAAACTTAAACAAAAAATCTTAAATGAGTTGACGAGGAGGAGGAATGAGAACATTTAAAGATATAGATAAAATAATAAAGCATGTTTCAGAGATTGAGACAACATGCGATGAAGCAACTATAAAGCAGATAGTTTGCATTTTAATTTCAAGACTATTAAATCCTAAAGGTGCAGAAGAAACCGCAGGTTTAATAGCAGGACTTGCAGAGGCAGAGCAGGAAGTGTTGAACGCACTTAAAAATAAAAAGAAAGAAACTTTACATTAAAAATAAGGAGGAGTAATAATAAATGAAAATAAAAACAAAACCAAAAAGAACTAAATCATATGTAATGACTATGTATCCTGGAGATTTATATTCACAATATGTTTTAAAAAATTTAAGAACAACAGTTTCCATGTTGAATAAACACATTGATAGCCAATACTATGTTAAGTGTCATGGCAGATTCGGTAAAAATAATCCTAACTTACATAAATATACCAGTGCTTCAGGAAGAGTTAATTACAGAGAATGCAGACTAGGTGATGCTGAAAGGTGGGATGTTTATATATACAGAAGATAAATTTGAAAAAATTTTTTTTTATCTGTATAATCTATATAGTTACTAGAAAATGAGGAGGAAAAATGTATAAAACAGTAACAATATCAGTAGTGATAGCAACGATAATAAGTTCTATAATGTTTAATTTTTATGAAAGAAGTATTGTAGATAGGTTTGATGCTAATAAAGAGTCGTTTTATTTTATTGACGATCAGTTTAAAAATATTAAGGATAATATATTAGACTTGAAAACTAGATCTGCACAAGCAATATCAAGCAATGAACTTAGAAATGCTTATATATCTATTGAAGACAATAAAAGATTTTTTGAATACGAAATCAAGATGTCTAAGAAAAGTATTCAAGAGTTTGTCGATAAACTAAATCAAGACATGGAGAGATTACATAAAATATCTAATCAAAGTCAAAGCAACGATAAAAACTTACAAGAACAGCTCAAGTATGTCATACAAGAATTGGAAATGTTAAAGATACAAAAAGGAGATGGTTTACAAGATGTATCTGAAAATGTTATCGTTACAAACATAGAATAAAGAGAAGAGAAAACTATGTTAAATATCTTTTTAATATTATCTACCACTTTTATCTCCTTCAAACATAGGTAGTATTAACTGTTATCAGACTAGCCAGTGGTCTAGTGAAGAGAAACCACTACTAATTTTTAAACGCCAACTAAGAGGATATAATTATGGCAATAGAAAGTGGACTCGCTTATTGGGCGAGTGTTAGAAATCCTAACCTCAAATTTGAACCTGTCTACACAGTAGACTTGGTAGTTGACGAGGAGGTAGCAAAGAAGTACGAGTCGAAAGGCTATAAAGTCAAGACATTGGTTGTAAATGACGAAGTGGTCGGAAAAGCATTAACAATAAAAAGAAAGGTTAATGGCCCTGATGGAATGATAAGGAAAGCACCTAAACTCGTAGATGCTAAGAAGAATGTACTAGATGATGACGTGTTAGTAGGTAACGGATCGAAGGTAAGAGTACAGTTCAGTGAGTGGGAAGTAAGTAATAAGTATGGCAACTTTAAAGGACTTGATTTTCAAGGTCTCCAGGTTATTGATCTTGTATCATACAAAGGAGCTGACGGAGAAGAGTTCGATGCTGTCGGAGAAGATTCAGTAGAGGAGTTTTAAAATGGACAACGAAGAAGCAAAACCTTATATTACTATAGATGGTGTTCAAATTTATGTAGAGGATCTACCTGAAGAAGCACAAGGAGTTTTTGGTAGAGTACAAAGACTCAATCAAAAAAAAGTAAACCTTACTCTTGATCTCGAAGAAGTACAAGCAGGATTAAACTTTTTCAGTAACAAGATAATAGAGCTTGTAAATAGTACCGCACCCCAACAAGAAGAAAGTAATGAGGAGAAAAGCACTAAAGAAAAGTAAATAACATTTAACAATATGCTAGTCACTTTTTAGTTTGTACGGATTGAAGATAGCTGAAAAGTGTCTAGCTTTTTTATAAGGAGATATAATGTCAACCCCACCACTTAAATTTGTAAAGAAATACCAACCTTGTCCTGATTGTGGTAGCAGTGATGCTCTTTCAATAAATGAGGACGGATCTACTAAATGTTTTAGCTGTAAAGAGTTTGTATCTAAAAAGAAAAACGAAAGAGTATTTATAGAACAAGACGAGTTTAATACAGTTACAGAAGAGATAATTCCAGAGGGAGTATTCGCTCCCCTTTCAGACAGACAAATATCAATAGAGACTGCTAAGAAATATGGAGTCCGAATATCCTATGATTCTAAAGGAGTAATAGCTAAACATCATTATCCTTATTCAATAGATAACGAAAGGACTTCTTATAAAATTAGAGAGACAAAAAATAAAAAGTTTTATTGGAAAGGTTCTACCAGAGAAACACAATTATTTGGGCAGAATCTTTTTAAAGAAGGAGGAAAATATATAACTATTGTAGAGGGAGAGTGCGATGCTATGGCTGCCTATGAATTATTAGGAAGCAAGTGGGCAGTAATTTCTATTAAGAACGGAGCAGGAGGAGCAGTTTCTGATATAAAAGAAAACTTAGAATATGTAGAGAGTTTTGAAAATGTTGTCCTGTGCTTTGATACAGATAAACAAGGAAAGGAAGCCGCACATAATGTTGCTAGATTATTAAAACCAGGAAAGGCTAAGATATATACACTTCCTACTGGCTACAAAGATCCTAACGATATGCTTAAAAAGAAAAGGCATTTGGAATTTACTACAAGTTGGTGGGATGCAAAGCCTTATACACCTACAGGTATCATTCGAGTATCTGAAAAACAAAATGAATTTTTAAACAGAGATAAAAAAGACAGTGTTCCTTATCCGTGGAAAGGCTTGAATAAAAAGCTGTACGGCATGAGACAAGGAGAACTCGTTACCCTTACAGGGGGTACAGGTCTTGGTAAAAGCTCCATAACAAGAGAGCTAGAGCATTGGATTATCAATACTACAGAGGACAATGTAGGTATCATAGCTCTTGAAGAAGATTGGAAGAGAACTGTTGACGGTATCCTATCCATTGAAACTAACTCAAGACTTTATATAGATCACATCAGAGAAGAACATTCTCAAGAATACCTCACAGAAAAATACAATAAGCTATTCAGCAACGACAATGTATTTATCCACGCACACTTCGGAACAAATGATATAGAATCTATTTTTAATAAACTACGATATCTTATAGTTGGATGTGATTGCAAATGGGTAATTGTAGATCACTTACATATGCTTGTCAGTTCCCTTGCAGAGGGTGATGAACGAAGAGCTATTGATAATATTATGACAAGACTTCGTAGCATGGTAGAAGAGACAGGAGCAGGTTTAATACTTGTCTCACATCTTCGTAGAGTAGAAGGAAATAAAGGACATGAGAATGGTGTCGAAGTAAATTTATCGCACCTAAGAGGAAGTCAAGCAATAGCACAACTATCTGACTGTGTAATCGCCTTAGAAAGAAATCAGCAATCTGATGATGAATTAGAAGCCAGAACAACCAAACTTAGAATACTTAAATCCAGGTACACAGGAGATGTCGGTATGGCTACTGCCCTTGTCTATGATCCTAGAACAGGGAGACTATCTGAGGAGTACAATGAGTTTAAATTAAGACTTGACGATACAGAGTTAGATTTTTAATGAAGTTAATATTTGACATAGAAGCAAACGGTTTATTAAAGCATCAGCTTACAGAAGAAATAAATCAGGAGGCTACAATTATATGGTGTATCGTTGCTTTAGATGATAGAGGTAAACTATATGCCTTTAAGCCAGATAAAATTAAAGAAGGAGTAGATCTTTTAAAATCTGCTGACACTTTAATTGGACACAACATTATAGGATTTGACATACCTGCTATTAAAAACATATGTGGTGTAGATCTATATGAACACTGTAAGATAGTTGATACTCTCACACTATCTCAACTTTGTAATCCTAACCGGGACAAAGGACATAGCTTAAAAGCGTGGGGAGGAAAGATAGATTTTTCTAAAGATGATTACGAAGACTTCTCACAGTTCTCTCAAGCTATGTTAGATTACTGTATAAAAGACGTTAGGATAAATAAAAAAGTATATGACATTCTTAAAAAAGAAAGCGAAGATTTTTCAAAGCAATCTATTCAAATAGAACACGACATAAGAAAAATTATAAGTAAACAAATAGAAAATGGGTTTGCTTTCGATTCAAAAAAAGCTAGTATTCTCTTAGCTGAACTCACTCAGCGTAAGGCAGAAGTGGAAGAGGAGGTAAAGAAAACATTTAAGCCTAGAGAAACTGAACATATTATTTTACTTAATCATAAAGAGAATCAATTAAAAGATGGAAGTTATTCTAAAAAGAAAGGATACAATCACTTTACAAAAAAGAATGTTAATTTAACAGACGAAGAAAAAGAAAAAGTTTTATCTGGATGTGTCACTTCTCTTAAAAGAATTATTATCTCTGAGTTTAATCTAGGATCAAGAAAGCAGATAGGAGAATACTTAATAGAGTTTGGTTGGAAACCTAATAAGTTTACACCAACAGGACAACCTATAGTAGACGAAGCAACCTTAGAAAAAGTTAAACATATACCAGAAGCTAAACTTATTTCTGAGTTTTTACTTTTACAAAAAAGAATTGCGCAGGTTCAATCTTGGCTAGACTCTGTAAAAGAAGGAGGAAGGATACATGGTAATGTTATTTCAAACGGAGCTATCACAGGACGAATGACACATTATAATCCCAACACTGGACAGATACCAAGCACTAGGAAACCTTATGGAAAAACCTGCAGAGAATGTTGGACTGTTGATAAAGGCAATGTGCTATTGGGAATAGATGCCTCTGGACTAGAGCTAAGAATGTTGGCACACTACATGAAAGATAAGGAGTATACAAATGAAATTATTAATGGAGACATACACACCTCTAATCAAAAACTTGCAAGACTTAAATCAAGAGATCAGGCGAAAACATTCATATATGCACTTATGTACGGAGCAGGAGATAAAAAACTTGGGACAGTGGTTGAAGGAACTAAAAGAGATGGCAAAAGAGCTAGACAATATTTCTTCGATAATCAACCATCATTCAAATCTCTTAGAGATAGAGTTGAAAGAGCATCAACAAAAGGTTATTTAAAAGGACTAGACGGTAGGAAAATATTTATACGAAACCAACACGCTTCATTAAATACTTTATTACAAGGAGCAGGAGCTGTAGTAATGAAGAAGGCATTAATAATATTTGATAGGCATTTAAAAGAAGCTGATCTTCAGTATAAGTTTGTTGCTAACATACACGATGAATGGCAAATGGAAGTACCTAAAGATAAAGCAGAACTGATTGGTGCTATGGGTGTTAGATCTATAATTGAAGCAGGAGAATCTTTTAACATGAACTGTCCTTTGGACGGCGAATACAACATAGGAGCTAACTGGAGTGAAACGCATTGATCATAAACACGATAATAGAAAAGGAGATCTAGCAGAGTATTATGCAGTAACCTGGTTGTGGGATAATGGATACGAGGTTTTCAAGAACTGTGGTTGCTCTGGCCCTGTAGATTTGGTAGCATTTAAAGATGGGGAGTTTACTTTAATAGATGTTAAAACAAAGACAGGAACTTCTGGAAGAACAAGAAATCAAACACAGAAGGAGTTAGGTGTAAAACTTTTAAACTATAATTCCGAAACAAGAAAATTAAATTTTGTAAGGCATAAAAATGATACCAAAAAAAACATATAAAAAAGAATCAGGACACTGGTATGACAAGGACGGAGAACCTAAGTATACTATAATAGGAACTAATGGAAAAGAAAGAAACACAACACTCAGAGATGCTAGAAAAGAAGGGTATGTACCGTCAGTTACAACTGTATTAGGATTAATTGCAAAGCCTTTCTTAGAAAACTGGAAAATAGATCAAGCTTTAAAATCTGCTATGTCTTTAAATAAATTTGAAGATGAAACAGATTATTCTTTCTTTAAAAGATGCAAAGCAGATTCTAAAAAGATAGGATTAGAGGCAGCAAAAAAGGGAACAAAGATTCATGCAGATATTGAAAAAGGATTTACTGATAATGTTAAAAGTAAATCTTATTTAATAGTTAGAAAATGGTTGGATAAAAAATATCCTGATGAAAACTGGATAGCAGAAGGATCTTTCTGTTCTAAAAAAGGATACGGAGGTAAGATAGATTTATATTCAGAAAATGGAATATTCGTAGACTTTAAAACTAAAGAGGATTTAAAAAATAAAACACCCTCTAGTTTACTTTTCGATGAATATGGAATGCAGTTATCTGCATATGCACAAGGATGTGAATTTAAAAAGCCAGAAAGAGTTTCTATATTCATAGACAGAGATAACACAAGTACTATATTAGGACATGTTTGGGATAAGAAAACACACAGCAGGCACTTAAAAATGTTTAATAGTATTCTGACATATTGGAAACTTTCAAAAAATTATGATTCTTCAAAGGCTATAAAATGAGTAACAAAAGTTCTAAACAATTAAGAAGAAAAGCTAAACAAATGTTTATAGATTGGTTAAGAACAATGACTCCTGAAGGAGAAGAACCAACTAAAATAAATAAAAAGAATATGCACTTATTCTTACCAGAAGAAAAACATTTTTATTCTAACAGACAGCTAAGATTAAATGCGTATACTTTAAAATGGTTTGAAAAGAAATTAAAACAAAATCCTAATTTTACTTTAGAAGATTTAGATGCCTAAAAGAAAACCAAGAAAGATTAGACCAAGAGAAAAAAATGTTCCTAAAGGATATGATAGTAAATGGGAACACTGGTTACATAGAGGAGTTCTTAAATCTTGGAAGCACCATACTAAAAAAATACCTTATGTTGTTCACCATACTTATGAACCTGACTTCTGTAAAGATAAAATACTTATAGAAGCAAAGGGTAGATTTTGGGATCATGCAGAATACAGTAAATATGTATGGATTAGAAAGTCTCTACCTGATACAATAGAGCTTGTTTTTCTATTTCAGAAACCCTATGCTCCTATGCCAGGAGCTAAGAAAAGAAAAGACGGAACTAAAAGGACACATGCTGAATGGGCAGAGTCTAATAATTTTAAGTGGTACACAGAAGAAACTTTACCAGAGGAGTTTAAATAATGGAGTATAAATTTAACGAAGATAAAACAATAAAAATTATATCAAGTTATATAAAAGATACATATACACAGCACTACGCTAAAGATAAAAAGTATCAAGCAACTGATATTATATTTGATGCAGGACAAGGAGAGGGGTTTTGTCTTGGTAATATAATCAAGTATGCTATGAGATATAAAAGAAAAGACAAAGGATATTTATCAGATATTAAAAAGTTAATACACTATGCAATTATATTGTATGGAGAGGAAACAAAAAAACTAAATAAAAATGTAGAAGAAGAAACAGAGCAGGAGTATCTATCAATGAAAAAAGAGATATTTCCAAGAAATAAAAACGGAACAAGGAAAGGGTGGTACAAATGATGAACGTATTTGATGTGTTAGGAAAACTTTTATATATGATTCCTTTCATAGGAATGTTTATAGGTAGTTACTATATTTATAGTATGGACATAGCAGCAATTTATATATTAGCAGGTTTATCCCTAACACAGGGGGTTATCTGTTGTTTTTATTTATTAATGCAAATGTTTATAGCAGGGATTGACGGAATACTAGAACTAGAAGTACAACTGTGGGATGCTCTTATGCCAGTTATCTTTTTAATGTTGTCAGGAACTTCTTATTTTTTATTTATTAACGAAACAATAAAAGGAATATTATAATGGAACAAGGTATCACACAACTACCAACTAACTATCAACAGTTTATACATCTAAGTAGATATGCTAGATGGAATGAAGAGAATCAACGCAGAGAAACATGGGATGAAACTGTATCTCGATACTTTGATTTCTTTGAAAAACATTTAAAACAAAATCACAATCTAAGTAAACCACAGTTTGATGAAACTAGAAAGTACTTAGAGAAAGCTGTACTGTATCTAAACATTATGCCAAGCATGAGAGCATTAATGTCTGCAGGATTAGCTTTAGAAAAAGATAATGTAGCAGGTTTTAACTGTAGCTATGTTGCTGTAGATAATGTTCGTGCATTTGATGAGACACTTTATATACTTATGTGTGGTACTGGTGTTGGCTTTAGTGTAGAGCGTCAGTATATAAACCAGCTACCAGATCTTCCTGAAGATTTATTTCCTACAGATACAGTTATTAAAGTAGCTGATTCTAAAATAGGATGGGCAAAAGCCTATAAAGAACTATTATCCTTACTTTACTCAGGTCAAGTTCCTACATGGGATGTCTCTAATATAAGACCTTACGGTGCTAGATTAAAAACATTTGGAGGAAGAGCAAGTGGCCCTGCTCCTCTTGAAGAGTTATTTGATTTTACTATTAACATATTCCGTGATGCTATTACAAAAGGACAACGTAAGCTTGTATCTATAGACTGCCACG